TCACAACTGATTTGGTAGCTCCTGCTATTGTTTTAACTTGGATTGCTCCATTAGTAACAATTACAATATATCTTTCGTTTACATCACGATTGATTGTGTGAATGTAAGCATTGTTTAATGCTGAAGTTGATATAGTAGCTAAGTGTGTTGTGTTAGGTCTTTTTTTGAGACCCTCAACAACACTAGAAAATCCATTAACCTGAGATGTGGCTTGGGAATTTAATCTTAAAATTTCTGGTTGCTGACTTACTCCCTGAACCAAGTTTGGTATGGTTCTTGATATAAGTGGCATTATCTATTTACTATGTAGTTTTGTAAATCACTGTCAAAGATTGTGTTATCGCCAGTAGCCATTTCAGCTTGTTTCATAACTGACAAACTTCTAGCTTCATCTTCTGAAGAAAATTTATGTAAAGTATTTGCACCTAAAGTTCTGTCGTGAAATACTCTTGCACTTCTAATTGTAATATATCTTCTTGCTTGTTCTGGTAATTTATCAAAATCTAAAAGATATATTAAAGTGTTTTCTGTAAAATCTTGGTCAAATGTTTCTGAATTTTTTGCTAAGTTAAAAAGGTATGTACCTCTTTGTACGACATCATAAGAAGATTTATCGTATTTATCATTTAACTGTACTCTAACAACATCAGTTCCTACAGGAATTTTATTATTAGCATCTCTTGTTAAATCTACTTTGTATTGTGTGTTGAAGTGCCAACCTGCTGATTGAACTTCTCTACTAATTTCATTTAATATGTTTTTTGCAGTTGTTCCATCTACAGGTAAAGACCCTGTTAAGGTTGATAATGGAGCTTCTCCAATAGTACTTAAAATCGTATTGACTGCTTCTAGTTCAGTCGTTCTTGTTGTAATTGTCATTAAGGTAGTAGGTTGTCAAAAAAACTATCACATTTTTTATTAACCCAATCTTTAATTCTTTTAATTGTTCTACATAACCAACACATCATAAAATTCTCCTTTAAATAACCACAGGCGTAGATTGTCTGTGTTAATCTCTACGCCTATGATTTTGTTATAACTATTGAGCTATAATTCTAACTGCACTTTCTGGTCTTAAAATACCATGCCCTAAAGCAAGTCTCGCAGTCATTAGGTTTCCTAATCTACGAGCATCATAAGTATTTTCTAAAACTAAATCTTTTAGTTTTACTGTACCAACTGCTGATTTGTGGAATACCACTGCACCAACATGTTGTGCATCTACATTGTAAGTGTTGTTTGTTCCTGTAATACTAGCCGATTGGTCAGTAAAAGCAGTAACAGCAGTGTTAGATTTAACTATTCTAACTCCACCTACCATTAGAACTTGTCCTTTTGAGAAGTCTCCATTATTTGAAGAAAAGTCTCTTGAAACAAGTTTGTCTATGTTTGCTAATTGGTAGTAAACATCTGGTGTTACTACACAATATCTATCAGATGTTGGAACATCTTTTTCATCTAAAGCCTGAATAGCTTCAAAGATAGAAGCAACCATAGAAGTTGCGTTTGTTTTACAGTCAGCGTCAACTACATTTGAACCACCATTTCCACCAGTGATATTTGCTGAACCTGCTGATGCAAGAACAACTAACTGAAGTAAATGTTGGTCTACTTTTTTAGCTAATGCTTGACCCATTTCTCTTGAATAGATTGAACGAACATCATAATGATTTTTCAATTCATCTATTTCTGCAAGAAATGCGTGTGCTATTAACATATCGTCAATGTTGATAACTTTTTCGTTGTGCTTCACTGAAGTTCCAACGATTTCGTTTCCAACAGTATGATATGAAGAAGCGATTGTACCTGTTACAGGGAATTGTGCTGATTTACCTGAAGCGATTGTTCTTACAGTCGTCATGTCCATCATTTGGTTCTCTCTACCAAATGAAGCTAACACTTCGCCTGAAAAAACTTTCAGAAATAAATCATTATAACCTGTACCAGTTGCGTTCACAAGACCTAGTCTTGATGGTACTGCGTTTGACATATTATTGTCTCCTGTTTGTTATTATTGATTTAAACCTAATCTTACTTTCATCAGGAAGTTATCAGTCGTAACTGGCAACCTTAGATTTGAATTAGTCATCTCTCTTTTAAAAAAGATGAGATTATTTTTCTGTAGATACTTTTACTTCGTAACCTAAACCTGTTTTCTTGTTTCCCCATAGCTTCTGCCATGACCAAACACTAAGTTTAGATGCGTAATGATTTATAAATAAATAAAATCTTTTTCTCATTTTTTATGTTGTCTTCTTTTACTTTTGTTCATTGAAGACCATTTAATTCTACTTTTATTTGTAGATATACTTGTCTTCTTAAATCTACTTCTGCTTTCATGTTCTTCTTTTGAAAGTAGATTGTTTTTCTTTTTAGCCATTTAGGCTTTTTTCTTGAAACCTTTTTTCATTTTAGCGTAGGCTTTAGAAGAAATAGTAGATTTCTTTTTACTTCTACTAATACCTAACTTCTTTCTACGATTTATATTTCTATATAATGACATGTTGTCTCCTATTTTTTCTTAAATGCTGATACGCCTTTAATTCCAAGTACACTTGAATAACCACCAATAATTAAACCTTGTAGCCATAGTGGAAATTTATTTACTTGGTCAAAAAAACTATCAAGTTTTGTTATGATTTCTGGGTCATCTGAAAAAATACCCCATGCACAAACTAACAAAGGAATTGAAATAATTATTAAAACTATTTCATCTTTTAAATCGTTAGCTTGATGAGTTTTGACTGTATTGACCATTTCAATCTCTCCATCAATAACTCTTTGCATTTGTTTCTTTTCAGCAATACTTTGTAAAACTTTTGTTTCTTTTCTGTTTTTATAAATTTCAGAACCAGTACTCATTGCTAATTTAGCTAATTGAAGCCACATCATCTGTTATCACTCCTATTTCTTGATTTTGTTCTTACTCTAAGATTGCTTCTAGAGTTGTTTCTTGGGTTTTTATCCCTATGGTCTATGTCTTTACCTGCTATTGCTTTAACACCAAGTTTCTTCCTCATTAATCTTCTAGCTAAATTTCTAGAAGACCTATTTTTTCTTTGCTCAGGTTTAGAATGATAATTTCTATATTCTCTACCATAATCTCTAGGCATTAAAATACTTGGCTTCTACCTATTTTGTCTTCAACCATTTTACGATAAGCAGGGTCGCTTTCGTATCTTGGGTCATTCATAGCTTCTGTTACTTGTGCAACACTTTGAAAAGCATCTTTAGAAACTGCATCACTAGTACCCTCAAATAAAGATGGTTGTTTAGGATTAGCACCTGCTTTTGTTAATAAACCTTGAACTGCAAATTTAGCAGTTTCAATATCTCCACCCTCTACCATATCGTTAAATACTTTAACTTCTGCGTCAGATAGATTGTCTGATGCCCATTGAACAAGTTCGTTATATGCTTCTTGTCCACCTGCTACATCTTGAATTTGTTTAGTATTAGTATCAGAGATTAATTTTTGTCCCTCTATATAACTATCAACTAAAGTTTTATCTAAACCTTGTTTAGCTAACTCTCCATAACTCTTTTCAGAAAGTTCTCCATTTTCAGCAAACTCATTATAAAACTTTTCTAAACCACCTTGTTTAGTTTCGTTTTCGTAAGTTTTGTCTTCTGCTTCTGTGGGTTTCGTATCTTCTTTAGGTCTGGCAGAAAATTCTTTTTCCAAAGCTCCATACGCTTTAGCCAATTCTTCTGCATTAGAAAATTTTTCTGGCAACCATTCAGGTCTGTCTTCTGAAGTTTGCATTTCTGTTTTTGGTTCTCTAACTTCAATGCCCTCTCCATTTGCATTGACACTAAGGTCTTTATTAATGTCCACTCCATCTTTCTTTAGGTCTTCTGCTGATTGTTCTAATGTTTTGTTACCTGCGTCTTCAGGTTTAACTTCTAGTCTGTCTGTACTCATATTTTTTACTCCATATTTTCAACTGAAACATCTCCAGTCTCATTGTTTAAGGCTAAACCTTTGCCACTGTCAGTAATGTGTCTTCCTGCTTCAATGGCAACTCTAGGGTCTCCCAACGCTTGTTGAGCTAACTGTTGTTGTTGAGCCTGTTGTTGTTCTTGTTGGATTTGTTCTTGGTCTTTAAGTAAACCTTGTGTGTCCACACCATTTGCTATTGCAAATTTCTTAATGGCATCATCAAGATTTATATGTTGTGCAAGTACTTCAGCTCCTAGCGTTCCTGCTAAATCTTGCATGAACTGTAGAAGTCTAAGTCTATCACTTGCTCTGCCTAGTGCTTCTAAACCAACAATTATTTTAGGTCGCACAATTTTCTTAGGCAAATCTGGTAGTAATTTTTGTTCTCTTAAAATATTTATTTTTCCATTGATGTAAGGTAGTTGGAACTCAGTTGTTAATATTCCATATACTCCACCTAAAGCATCTTGTAATTCTTGTGCAACTAATTGAACTTCTGTTGCAGTAACTCTTTCTGCTTGTCTTTGTACTGATGAATTAAGTAAGAAAGCATATTGTAATCTTTGCTCAATTCTATTCATCATTTCAAATGACACTCTAAAATCAGCAAACTTATTAGCTTGTAGGACTGATACATCTCCTGAAGAACCCTCAATAATTGCACCATTAGGTGCTTTAGCTATTGAAGATGCTCTAGTAGTTCCATTAGGAGCTACCATAAATAACATTTTAGCTGATGCAGAAGAACCCTCTAAGATTGCTCTAGTTAATCCCTCTAAACTTCTTAAATCTCCAAGATAACTTTCGCAGTGTGAACGACCATAGTCCATTCCATCTACTCTGTTAAATCTTAAAGCAATAAAAGGTAAAGCATCTAATTTATATTTAGTGCTTAAAATTATTTTCTTTCCACATTCTTGGTCTAATGTGTAACCTTTGTCATTTCTTTTTATACAAGTGTATAAATCTAATTCTTTATTTTCGTATTCTTCTTTTGCTTTACCCTCAATAATAGCGTTTCTAGTTTGCTCAGGTAAAGTATCTAAATTAACAACTTCTTTAATTATTATCTTTAATACATTTCCTTGATTGTCTCTTTTAACTACATAGTTTTCTAATCTGTAAACTCTAAGACCTTGTTCTGTTAATTTTAATAATACATTGCCAGAAACTATCAAATTTTTCAGTGCTTCATAAACTGCAACTCTGTCATTGGATACTTCCATATTATCCATGATTGCTTTTTCAATTCCTTGTAAACCTTGTTCAATAGAACTTTTAGTTCTTGGGTCTCCTTGAATTTGTTTAAATACTAAGTCATCAACACTTAATCTGAAGAATGGTGCATGTGGTGGGAATAAAGCTAACATTAATTTAGAAGCTAAATTCATTACACCTCTTGCACCAATGGATTGGTAAGGTGTTCTGTACTCTGTAGCTTCGTTGTTACCTTTGTCTGGGAATAAAGTTGGTATAGTTAATTTAGCACAATCTCTTGCTCTCTCTAAATATGTTTCTCTGTTTAATTCTAATTTATTGTATTGTGATTGTATTGAATTTTTATCTTCAATAGTTTTGTCTCCATAACTATATCGTTCCATTTACTATGTTGGTAATCTTAAACCACTACCTGAACTGTAATTTTTTGTTGGTATTCTTAAAGAGCTTTTAATAGCTTTTGCATTTAATATTGTGTTGCTAATTGCATTAGCATTTTTCTCTTTAGATTTTTTAGTTGTACCTTTTGGTGGAATATCTTTTATGCCTTTACCCATTTCATTTAATTTAGAATAAATTTTGACACTGTCGTCATTTAACGATTTAACTTTAGGTTTAAGACCTCTTGAAGTACACATTACGCACTAGGTAAGTTAAGACCACTTTTTGTTAGTCCTGAACTAGCTAGTGGTATTCTTAATGAACCTCTACCAGTTCTTCTTCTAGAAGCTGATGAAGCAACATTAACATTTCTTCCACTCGCATCTGCACTTGCAGGAGCATTTTGCTTTGTCGTAGCACCTGAAACACTTGGTGGTGTTGCAGGAATTGGCTCAGGCATAGGTGGTGGAGCAGGAGCTTTTACTGATACACACATATTTGCTATTCCTCTTGTATTTTCTTTTGATTGATTAAATGATTAACGACTGACCTTTGCCCACCTTTGAAGTAGACTTCTTTTTCAGTATCCTTTAGGTCAGCAGATTTCTCTGGAAAAATACTATCCAAATACTCTATTAACTCATTGCTAATTGTTGGCTTTGGTACTTTTCTTGTCATTGGATACTCCTAAAGTGGAACTTTTTATAGATTTTCTCTTTTCAGCTATTTCCCCTGCAATAGCAGAGTAACCACAGGCATCTATATAGTCGTCTATGTTATGATTTCCTGCCTGAGTTCTAGCTATCTTTAATAAAGTCATTAAGTTAGCTACATCTTCAGGCAAGATAACAATATTTAATTTAGTTTTATTTTGAAGATAAGAAGTCCATAACCTAGCGATATTTTCATGGTTCTGTACTTTGTCTCCATGCTTATCTTCTCTGTCAGTACTAACTAGCTTCTTGGTTTTCTCTAAAATGTCTGTAGTGTTCATATTCAAAATCCCATAGTTTTACTTTGTTTGTTTTATAATCGTACTCGCCCTCTCTTAATATTCTGGCAAGTCTTGCTTGATGGTAAGCATCATCAATAGAATATTTATTTCTGTAATATTCTTGAAGTACTGCTTCCCAACATTCTCTTATTGTTGGTTTGTCATTAAGAACTCTAGATGCTTTTACTGCACCAACTCCAACACAACCTTTGTAACCATCAGTTTGGTCTCCAGTTAATGTCTGAGTACAAAAGTTAAGGTCTGCTTTGTTTTCGTCTACATATTCTAATTGGTCATCTATTATGCAAACTTGCCATGCAGGTATAGTTCTCATGTCCTTATCCCCAGAAACTATCACACAATTATCTTTGTATTTTCCTGTAGCTAATAATCCAATAGCATCATCAGCTTCTAAGTTAGGATAAGTTATTGTAGTGTGTGTTTCTTCAATCCATTGTCTTAATGGAGCATAAGAAATTGGTTTTCTTATTTTCTTTCTATAAGATTTATATTCACTATCTATTTGCTTTCTAAAATTTTCTTTATCAGAAAAACAAATAACAGTGTCTTTTGATTTTGTTAAATCCCAATAGTAAGCAATAGATTGTGTAAATAATTGTTTACCTTTTTTTAAATCTGAACTTAATGTCCAAATATCATTACCCCAGTCAATAGGTTCTTCCAAAGAGGAAGTAATCTTGTAGACTAATAGGTCTCCATCAACCAACATTGTTTTATTTTTATTGGCATAGAATTTATTCATATTACTCATCTTCGCTTTATTTTTACTGTGAAGATGGAAATGAGCATCATCTAACTGTGTCATATATTTTTTATCTCCTTTAGTTTGAGTATGTTTGATTTTGGTATTACTGTTGAGTTACCACCCTCATTTATTGTTCCATCATCATTGAAGTTGATGTCGCCAATAAAAACGAATTTGTTTTTTGTTGTACTGATTAACCAACCCATAGTTATGCAAACTGCAGGTTTAGATTTTTTAAGATGATTTAGGCTATCCCAATTTGGACTACTGCAAATATCACTCCACCAACATTTATAAAATTTATATGGAAAATCATTAGGTTCTATATCTGGTAAGATAATTTTAGATTTGAGTAGTTTCTTCATATTATTAAATTGAGTAAATCTTCTTTAGGAATGATGTGTCCTTTGGAGGTGTAATTATCGCCACCTCTTTTAACTGGATAATCTTTCATTAATTTTTTGAGAATTTTTGTAGGTATTAAAACCCAGATATTGTCTTTTCGTTTTTCAACTACTAAACAAATTGCAAAGTACTTAGAAGTAGTAACCATTATTCCTGATGGTTTTCCTCTGCTTTCAATCTCTATAAATACATTGCCATACTTAACAACTAGCCTGTCTGCCTTACATTCTACTTGTCCCTCTATAGCTTTCTGTAAATCGTTTTCGTGTTTTTGACCAAACGATAGGTCAAGGTCAAACTTATTAGTGTGTTTCACTCCAATTTGAACCGACTTTAATCTCTCCTGCTAATTCGCACTTAAAACCAAAGAACTCCTTTGTCTTATTAAATAATTGGTTTGCTATTTGTTTAAATTCTTCAATTTTATCTTTGTGAACTACAAACTGCATCTCATCATGCACATGTAAAACCATTCTATAATCTTTACCCCAAACAAAACCTGCTTGTTGTAAATCCTCATTAACTATCACTGTTCCTGCTTTAACTAATAAAGCTCCTGCTGATTGGATTAATGTATTTAATGAACTGTACTCTGCCCTGCACATTAATTTTCTTTTATCTAAACCATATATCCATTTTTGATTTCTATATTTAAGTGCTACTGCAGTTTTTAAATTCTTTAACGCTGGAATTGCTTTTTCAAATTTTTCTCTTATTCTTTTGGCTTCTGCCACAGAGACTTTAAGTATTTCTGAGATGCGTTCATTTCCTGCAGAATAGATGTAAGCATATATAAAAGTTTTAGCTTTATCACGAGTTTCCAATCCGAGAATTTGCTGATTTTTGGAATGTATATCTGCTTCCAATAATGTTTTTGAAAAATCTCCATTGTCATAATTACACAAGTAACTTGCCAACACCCGAAGCTCCAAACCAGAAAAATCAATACCACACATAACCATATTGGGAGGAGCAACAAAAAGGCTACGCATCTCAGTGCCATACTCAGCACCTTTTGAAACGACTTGTGCAAGATTTGGATTGAAGTGCGTACAGCGACCTGTAACTGCTCCATTTGTGATAATTTTTCCATGAATTTTTCCTTTGTTAATTAATTTTAAATATGCTTGTTCGCCATCACTTAACTGTCCAAGTCTTTTTTGAATTAGTAAATGTCTATTGATTAATTTTGCTTCTTCATAAGGTAGTGATGATAATACTTTTTCATTTACTTCAGGTTTGCCTGTTGCAGTAAATGACTTTGGTATCCAACCTAATGTTTTTAATCTGTCTGCTATATGGTCTCTAGAATTTGGATTAAAGATTTCAGTTTTAAATTGTTCAACTGGTACACCTGCTTTAATTCCTCTTTTCTTATTATCTCTTTTATAAGTTTTGAAACCTATAGATTTTCTCCAACTACCAAAGACTGCAGAAAGTTTTTGTTCAATCTCCAGTCTTTGTTTAGTCAAGGATAAGAAAAGCGACTGAGCAGTCGTCTCATCAAAATCAACACCACCTTGTGATTGTTTAATAATCCAGTGTGCAAAGTCGTGTTCTAATTTGATAGCTTTTTGAGAATAGTTTTGTTTTTCTATTAGTTTGTATAATAAGTAAGTAACCTCTACATCTCTTTCACAATAGTCCTGCATTTCTTTAGTCCAAACATCAAAAGTATTGTTTTCTTGGAAGTCTCCCTTACGCAATCCCAAACGAAAACCCCAACTTTCAATAGAATGTTTGCCTATAAGTTTTGGTGGTAAGTTTTTTCTAGAATAATCTACTTCAGTCATATTTGACCAAATAAGCCTAGAACATAGTAAAGTATCTAATACTTCTCCTGTATATTTGTAACCTGTAACTTTCTCTATAGCAGGTAAATCAAACTCCATTACAGAATGACCTATAATCATATCTGCTTTCTTTAGTAACTCTAGACCCTCATTGATTTGGTCAGGATTATAGGAATATACTTTTTGAGTATCTACATCTCTAAAGACCATGCAATGAATTTTGTCTAATGTGTCCAAGAAACCATTGGTTTCAATGTCTAGTATTAGTTTCATTTTAAGTTTCATTAGTGAATTTGTGTAACTGTTATTTTTTCTGTACTTGGTAGTATGTGAGCTACTGAATTGATTGCTCTTGTAATAATTTTCTTAGCTTCTGTGTCTCCACACATTATTACTGGATAAACATTGTCGTGTTTGATTGCGTTATAGATTGCAACCATAATTGTTTTAGAAGTTTCAAATACCAACTGTTGTTGTTCTGAAGATAATTTTAAATAATCTGGTTTATCTATTAGAAATGCTAAAATAAATTTAGTTAGCATTTTTTCATTCATCAAAGTCTCCCTCTGACAAACGACCAGTTTCTTTATTATAAATTAATGTAGAAGCAACACCTGTGTCTCCACTAAATCTATTTTTAAGAACTCTACAAACCATTACATTGCCCTCATCTGCAGACTGTTGGTTTCTTTCAAAACCTAATACAGCATCACTTAGCTGTGCAAGTGAATGAGACCCTCGTAAATGTGATAGCGAAGTTTGAGTTCCCTCCTCATGTCCAAATTTACCCTCTGGTCTTTTTAAATGTGATACAACAAACATTGCACAATTTAGTTCTTCAACTAATTGTCTTAGTTGTGTCATTGTGTTGTCTATTAATCTTCTTTCATCTCCATCACTTAAACCTGAAATAACTATTGAGATGTGGTCAAGGAATATAACTTTGCAGTCTAAACCTTTAACCATGTAACGAATTTTATTTAATAAATCTTCTGTGGAATGACTTCCCCAGTGGTCATACAATGTTATGTAATCTTTTATTTTATTCCATTCATTAACTATATCTTCATCAGATACAGTCTTTCTAACTTCAGGAATATGTATTAATTTATTTAGACCAACAGAAACAATTCCTCTTATACTTCTCTTAACGCTTTCTTCTAATGCAATGTAGCCTACCTTATGTTTATTACTAACCAAGTGGTAAGCAATCTCACGACAGACCTGACTTTTTCCTGTCCCTGAACCTGCACATAATAAATTTAGTTCTCCAAGTCTTATTCCATTTAATTTAGAATTTAATCCATTCCATTGGTAAGGAATACTTTCAACATGGTTATCTTTTAATAATAAGTCTTTAGTGTCAGCTCCCTCTATAATCCCTGCAGGACTAAATGATTTAGCTTCCCAAAAACTATCAACAATCTTAGCACCTAAATTAGCTACTAATAAATCATTAGCATCTTTCATTGGTAACTTAGCTATGTATGCTTTTTTAACTGGTAAGATGTTTGCACATTCTATTGATGCTTTGTTACCTGCATCATCATTGTCAAACATAAGTACAATTTTTTCAAATTTACTTAACCATTCTAATTCTTTCTTAATATATTTTTTTGCTGAAGAAGCTCCTGATGGAACTGATACAACTGGATATTTATGATTATTGATTTGTGAAACAGACATTGCATCTATTTCTCCCTCAGTAATGATTATGGATTTACCACCATCACGCCAAAGGTTCTGACCAAATAAAGTTATTTTATCTGTGTCGCCTAACCACTTAAAAGATTTGTCAGCAAAACGAATGTGTTGTGCTACCAAACTATACTGTTTGTCGTAGTAATTAGATATATGGCAATTCCTGCCATTATATATTCCAGTCTCATAATTAAATTTTTTACATGTTTCAGAGTTGATATGTCTCTTTGGTAATGCGTTTACACTACCCTCTATTAAATCTAGCACTTCTTTCCTTTTCTTTGTTTGAATTGGTTGTTCCCCATTTAGAGGTGTCCACTGTAAGCACCCAAAACAATACGAATGAAATTCGTAGATGGCTAAATTGTCTTGGGAGTTACAGTTGTTACAAGGAGCATGACGAATGAATTTTTCATCTGGTCTAATTTGGTTCTTCATCTGATTGAAGTTCCATTAGGTCAGCATCATCTGTTAATGCGTCTTGAAATTTGTAATTAGGTATATCTTCGTTTAACAAATATTCTTGGACATCAAAGTTAGGACAAGTTTTACTTTTGTCTAAATCATAATGTCCAACAATACGAGCATCAGGATATAACTTAACTAATCTTGATAATTGTTTATATAAACTCTCCCATTGCTCTGCAGTAAAGTTGTCTTCAGGTTTTTGCCAATCTTCTTCTGTAGCTCCACCTACTAAACATAAACCGAATGATGTGTGATTGTATCCTTTAACATGAGCTTGAATTGCATTGTCTTCTCTGCCCTGTTCATAAGTACCATCACGCTTAATAACTCCACCATAACCAATCTTTAGCCACCCTCTTTCTCTGTGCCATCTGTCTATTGTTTTCGCATCTACATCTTTTTGTGATGGTCTAGTCTGACTACAGTGAATGACTATGTATGTTGTGTTATCTCGCATTTTTTTTCGCCTTTATTTCTTTGAGCCATTCATCTGGGAATGGTTTCTTGGTTGATTGTATGCAGTGGTATTTGAACCCAAATAGTTCACACCACTTGCCATAAGTTGTTAAAGATTTTTTTCCAATTTTTGTTTTTGCATTAGAAAAGATAAATCTAATATCTAAATCTTTATGTTGTTCTTTAATGAGTTTGTGTTTCTTTCTGTCTGCTGAATTAAAAGCACCTTTGGCTTCCACAATAAACTTATCATTTATTGGGAAGTCTGGTGTGTATGATTTTTTCTGAGTAGGTAATTCAAACTTAATTTTCATTCCCTCATAAACAAAATGTACTTTGTTTGATTTTAGGAAATTATAAATTACTTCTTCTAAACCACTTTTTAATTCAACATTCTTAGAAATCCGAACTCTCTTGTACTTCTGGTGCATTAGAGTTCTCACTTCCTGTTGATTTACTTTCAAAACCATCTTCTTCTTTAAAGATGTTTTGGTCTGATTTGCCTTGAACAAGTTTAATAACTTGAACTGCTTTTAGTCGTAGACTTACTCCTGCACCTAACATTGGTGTGTAGTAAGGAACTTCTTGGTAAGCAACTTTCATTATTGTTCCTCCCCATATACTTACATCTGCAGGTAATGGGTTTTTCTTGGCATCAAAAAGCATTGGTCTTTGAGAAAACTTCTCTTGTGTTTTTCTGTTTACACCTGATGCTTTCATTTTAAATTTGAAGAAAACGAAATCGCCCTCCTCAGTATAAGGTTTAGGTGCTTCTTTGATTTTTTTCCCCTTGTTGTCTTTTTCAGCTTTAGCAAGACTGTCTACTATTGCTTGGTCTACACTTTTGACCATTTCTGTAGCGTCTGATTTACTAACCTTTAAAGTAACCTTGTATTCTCCAAGTTCATTAAAACGAACATCTGGTTTTACAAGATGAGGATAAATGCTCTCCGAAGCGACACTTACCTTAGTTTGTATATCACTCATAATATCTCCTATTTGTGATTGATTGATTAAGTAGCCAACTGAACGACTAGAAAGGAAAAGGATATGGCGTTGTTCAGTTAGCTATAAGTGGTACTTAATCATGCACTAGTGCATACAATAAGATAAAACAAATCTATATACAGAAAAATACTGATTTTTTGACTTGTTCTAAATCAAGGTTTCCTTTTACTGGCATTTTAGGAAACTTCTTTAGGTTCTTCTCAGATAACATCTCTTTCATTTCATTTGCAAAATTTAATAAGACATCTTCCTTATATATTTCACAAAAACTATCACGAATTGCATCTGCCATTATTTTATTTTCTGGGACTGTGCAACCAAAGCTATCGTGTATCATACTAAAGTTATCTACTCCTGCTTCTTTAGCTTTAACTACTGCTAATTGTAATACAGAAGCATCTAATGAATGAATAAAATTAGGACATACACTTTGTGCAGTTTTTCTTTTATCAATTACATTTGTTTGTGATGCTATAGATAACTTAACAATGCTATCTCCCATTTTAGTTTTAACTCTTTTACTTTCAGTTTTGTAACACATCATTTGAACTGGAAAGTTAAGTTTAGGAGTAGTCCAACATACAGGTAGATTTTCTGATGCAACAAGTCTTGCTATAGATTTTAAGAAATCCATAATATCTCTAGCTTTAACAACTACATCATTGATACTGTCCCATACTATTGGTGTTAAATAAGCAGTAGCTTTAAATAGGTCATCTCCAAACTTATGTTTAGTACCTCGTTCTACTTTTTCTTTAACTACATGGTCTTCTAAGTATTGTCTGCATGAATACCTTGTTAATGAGTAAGGTAAACACATAACTGGTTTCTTACAGATTTTTCTATTTATTCCATATTCCAACCATAGCTTTGCCATTTCATCATCTTTAGCTTTTAGTTTCTCAGTAACTTTTTCTGCAACTAAATTATAAACATCTGCAGGTTTATTACTTGGTACTAGATTAGTAGCTAATCCACCTACTTCATCTCTCATCATTGCTGAATAATGTTGTAAGCCAGAATTACTACAATCTGCTTGTATTGGTAGCGTTGTTATAAAACTATCACTAAAATCGCTATCACTATACGCTTTCATTTCATAACAAAATGCT